GTGATTGGAACCGAATAAGAGTTTGGAACGGCGCGCGGGATACTACCGCGGCTCTAATCAAGAGGGTCTTTCTTGAATTCGGGTTTAAGTTGAAGATTGAGAATGTAGCTTATCATTGGGAGGATATTGTATTTTGCCAGTCCAAAGTGGTTTTAGTCTCTGGGGATGCACCCCGCTTCATAAGGGACTATAGAAAAGTACTTCGCCAGAGTGCATGTTCACATCGTCATTGGCCTAGTCGTGGGAACGCGGCAATGTGGTTGGCGGCGGTGGGGATGGGTGATTTAGTACTCCATAGAGGAATTCCTATACTTCAGGAATACGCTCGGTACCTCCTCAGGTGCTCACGAGAGTTGAACACAAAAAGGGTGGGAATCTTAGAGAAATCTAAGGGGCCTACTCTGAGTCGTGCTTGGCTTGAAGCGAATCGTGATGTAACTTACCGTTACGAACTTGAGGGGGACACGCTGGCCCAGCGCCTCATAACTGCAGACACCCGGTTATGGGAGAGCGAACACACTGATCCCATTAATTTGGAGACACGATTGTCGTTCGAACGCGTGTGGGGTGTTAGTATCTCTGATCAAATGGAAGTTGAAAGAGAGATAGGCTCACGAAGCGGCAAGGAATGGAATGATGTTGGCACCAAATCTTCGGATATGTTGCGTAAGCTCACTCCACAACTTGCTTATAATGAGCTGGGTGACGAATGGCTACCGGGTGACCGTAACGAAACATTTATGTGTGACGTACGCGGTCCGGAGTCATTCTCTGTGCCAATTCTTCACGATGATTCTATTGTCGTGAAGGAACACCGAAAAGTGAAGGGGCTCCAAAGGGGTGGAGTTGATCTTTACTAGGTCGTTCAAGTCGCACTGGAACTGTCACCGGAGGTCTTGCGCCTGAGTGGCGCTGATGGACATATGGCCAGGACGAGGCCTGTTAACGGATCACGCACACCGATCTCCAATCGGTGGAAATGATCTGCACTGGAAAACCCAAGGTCGGGTTCAAGTTACGCGTTTGAGTGATGGAAACCATCTGGCTTCATGGGGGGTTGCCGTTGTGTGCAGGGTGAGGGGAAACTCAAGATACCTGTGGGCTGCGGTCCCTGTGGACACCTTTGAGTGGGGCTGATCCATTCGTTGTAACCGCTGAATCCTATGACCCTAGCTAACGCCGGTGCGGATACGACCACGAGAGCGGTGCTTGACCCTTCGGGGGGGCGTGGACGTTAACAGGTTTTGAAACGGCTGTCACTGTGTGTCGGCGTCACTTGGTAGTGTGGGTAACCCGGTGATGGGGAATGTGTGATAGGATGGCTGGGTAAAGGTTGATTACTAACCGGAGGAAAACTGGAAACAATAGGTGGAGCGGCCAGAGCCTGAGAAGCAATGTATTAAAGAGAGTAGGACATGCCGTGTGGGAACGGTGATGGCCATATCCTCAACCCAATGCATTGTGGAGGCGTCCCGTTGAATGGTTGCACGTGTGCCCGACAGTTGGAGTTACGGGCCCAACTATCCGTGATAGAAAGTTTGGTTTGGTTCTTCGGGACCTACAAGTAACTGGTGTAGCGGTGGACGAACACAGCAACCGTG